TACCTAATAACATTTTGTTATGTTGTAAATCACCTGCAAACTCATTGCTAAATATGGCTAAGTTGCTAAGTATACCATTTGCATTCCTTATGCTCAATAAATTGCCATTAAACTTTGTTCTAGATTTGTATCTTTGATACATATAAGTTTGAGTAATTAATTGCCCTAAGTTATCATAAACAACTCCGGGAAAACCAGTATTATACCCACTACCAAATTCCCATGTAGTGCATCTATTTTGTAGTATGCCTGTTTGACTTGTTAAAAATAATGTGCCTGATATTGTTGATCTTAAACTATTATCAATTTGTATATCAACATCATTAACATTATTTAATTCTCTTGACTGGCTTGCTGTATGTGTATGTCCAATTGTATTTAACTGACCACCTACAACCCATCCTAATCTAATGTTTACATTTCTATAATACCATTCTACACCATCTCCAGTACCTAACCACGCATTTACTAAATAAATATTAAGTATGCAATCAAATGGTACTTTTTGCGTTTGAAAGCTTACTGAATGCCAATTATATGCATTGTCTCCTTCACTGATTGTATAAATCAAATTATCATCTGAGTAAGTAGTAGTCCATGAGCCATCATTCTTTAAAAAATATGTTGTACTACCATCTGTAATTCTAACCATCTGAGATAACCTCAAATCAAAATATCCTGAAAACCTATTATCATTTGCTCGTATTTCAAATGATAACTCAAAAGTATCATCTTTAGAAATTGCAATATTACAAGACTTAGCTTTACTAAACGTATCTGTACCACAAAATCTTTCAATCTCTTCATTAGATGAATTAAATACTTGCCTTATGTAAATATTACCACTTCCTTGTGGTGTCCATTGTGGAACGGTATAATTAAAAATTGTATTCCCACCCTCAGGGTAAGTACTAATTAATGAACCTAATTCACTAAATTTATTGTTGCATATTAAACTCTCAGGCTGAACATAATTAAATGTTTCTAATGTCCTCCTATACGGTCTAATAATTGATTTTAATAAACCAGTTTCAACTTTATTACTTGAATCAATTACAAATGATTTATTGATAGTTAATTGGTCAACATATACAAAATCTGAATTGTAATTGTAATAATCTATAACCGTTTGTCCTTCCTCAAAATCTAAGAATAAATCAGGATAACGTACTATCCACCAGCTACCCAAAGATTGAAAACATGACATGTTAAAACGCTTAATAATTATCTCTAAAACATCATAACAACTCATGTAATCATTGCCTTTTAAAAATGTATTACCTAATAAGGTTACATCTTCAAAAATCCTAGTTTGAAATGTAGCTACAAAAATCTCACCATCGGATGGAGTAATGTGATTGTAAACATTTAAATATAAATCTGTTACATAAGTTGCACGCAAACACAACTTTATAAATGTCATTAATGGTATGTAACCATCTAATGATACTATCTCTTTATAGCCTATAGTTAATGATCCTGGTGGTACTGCTGGTATCTCCTCAACTACCTGAATACACCACCCTGGATAAGTGCCATCTATCTCACCTAAATTAGCTACCATTGTAAAAGTCATAGTGCTAACAGTAAATGTTTGAGCAACCCTTACAGGCCAACCTGCACCCCAATCTATTACAATATATGAACCAGGTACAAATGCACATGGTATAGCTCCAGTAGATATTACATCTCCAAATAACTCTGCTGCTTGACCTAAATTAATATCTTTTATTGTGCCTAAATTGTCAGTTGCTACAATTGTAATTTCATGTATAAAATCTACCTGTACTTCACTACAATCATCTTGTTGTATAAATCCATCAAATAAAATGTTAGTTGTTATTTCATCAATTAATTTAACTCTAAATTCATTGTCATTATCTGAATAAAAATCTAACAATGATAATCCACCTGATGTAGTAAGATTTATGGTTAATGTGCTTCCTTTTATTGGTGCCAATGGGTTATCTTCTTGCCATTCATGTACTACTGGTGTAGCACCTAATACAAAATTGATAGGATCACCAGTATAACTATCTTGATAGATATTTACAACGTATCTGCTATTGCCATTTCTTATTGAATCAAATGAGCTTGTGTATTTTAATCCCATTATGTTGTACGTGCATAAGTAGCACTATATTTTTTGTTACTAAAATAAATATCTTGACCTCGTAAAATACCATAAATTTCAAAACTTTTACCTATACCACCCATCATATTTGCCGTTTGCGCTGCAGGCAATACTTGACTGCCTCTTGGTAAACTTATCATCTCTGGTCCACGCTCACCAACTAAAGCCATACCACCTGGTGCATTTCGTGTACCAACTGCAAATGCTGATCTAGATGTTCTATTTCTTATTGCAGTACCTATAGCTATCAATCCTACAGCAGCAGCTACAGCTAAAAATGGATTTGCTAAAACAAACTTTTTTATAGTATCTACAGCTATAGCAAATCCAATCATAACCTTTCCAAACTCAACCATAGCCGATCCAATAGTATTAAAAATACCAACAAAAAAATCACCAATATTACTTTGACCTGAAATTGCATTACCTAAAGCTTCACCAAAACTTACACCTATTGTAACTGCTGCATTTTTTAATACATTATTTAAATCTTTTAACAACCCTTTTACACTTTCTGCTGAAAATGGCTTAAAAAATCCAACTGGTAAAAAAGTAAATATATCAGCTAATCCTGATCCTAATAAAACTGATTGTAATGATGCAATATTTAATACTTTTTTAAATGCAGCATCATCTAATGGCTTTACTTTTTCATTTGCTAATTTTAATGTAACTGGTAAAACTAAATTTTCCCTTTTAATTAGCATGTTCAAATCACGCAAATCAGCTTTTAAATTTAATATTATTTTATTTTTAGGATCTACATTAAATACAGTTATTAATTTAGTTATTGCTGCCTGTACTAATTTTGCTTGTTCTTGTAATGTAGAAACATTAAAGGTAATTCCTAAATCTACTTGGTCTCTTGTATCTTCTTTTAGTTTAGCTAATGTTTTTGATATTGTATCTATATCAGCTAATCTTTTTGCATTTTGTATGGCTCTTTGTGCTGATGCCCTTTGTTCTTCAACTGTTGTAGCTCTATTTGTTGCAGCTTGTAATTCTCTTGCTGCACTTAACTCATTCTCTTTTTTTATAGTTTGATTATAAACATCTAAAGCCGCTTTATAAGCTTGATTGTATTCCTCTTCAGTTTTAAATTGATTTCTTGTAACATCTTGTAAATTTATTAAAGCTTTTTCTCTTGCTTCAGTAGCTTTTACTAACTCCTCAGATATTGTAATAAATTTAGCTTGTCTTTGTAAAACACCTTGCTGAGTTTTATCTTCAAATCTTGCGACAATATTTATATCATTTAATTTAGCTGAATTTTCAGCAACATTTATAAAATTATTCAACTCATCAGTAACAGCTAATAATTCTCTTTTTAATGCCTCTAAATCTTTCTTAAATAAATCTGAATTTTCTTTTGCATCTTTGCTTCCTCTAGTCCAAGCTTGAAAACCCATTTGTGCAAAAGTTATAGCTGCCGTTACTACACCAAATGCCAAACCCAAACCAGCCGGACCACTTAATCCACTAACCAATGCTTTTAACGCTCCACCTGTACTGCCAGTCTCAGCTTTTAATCTGCCAAATGATTCTACTAATGGATTGATGTTGTTGGCTATACCTATAAAGCCAAATGGAGCATCCTGAACTACTCTAGATAAATTTGTGATAGATTGACCTGCTTGAGCTGCACCAGCATTTAAATTACTCTTTAATGCATCACCAGTCTTTTTAGCTTCAGTAGCTGTAGACTTTAATGCATCAGTAGTATTTTTTAAACCTGAACTAACTTTATCAAAACCTGTTGCCGTGACTATTATCTCTATCTCTTCTGCCATTATTTAATCTTTAAATTGTGTCTTTCTAAAATAGCATTGTAACGCTCAGCCGTCATTGGCTCAATCTGTTTTTTATCTTGCTCATCATCCATTGGCCAAAAACGATTAATCTTACCTATTGCCTTACTTCCTGCCATTGCTTCTGCTATGCGAAAAGAGGCAAAACGAATGACCATAGCCGATTCTTTTTGCCTCTCCTGATATCCCTCACACGCTGCATAAAACTCATGAGGCATTGAGCAATAATATTGATCTACACTCCATCCTAACTTACCTAACGCAAACTTTAAGTTGTCGTAGCACTTTTCTCGATGACTTTTTTTTTCTCCTCATTTTCTCTTATCTCTTGACCTTGTTTTATCAAGTCATTCCATAACTTCGTCTCATTTAATTCAATGGTAATAGCTTGTATCTGCTCATTCTTATTTTCCATTGCATCAACCCAATCACATACTAACTCCCATGTGTACTCGACATCTTCACGCTTTAATCTGCTGTAACCAATCATACCACCGTAAACCATTGCATACATAAATCCTGATGTAGTCTCGCCATCATTATATTCATGTAGCTTCTCAATGGCTAATTGATTGAATTTAATGCCGTACTCTTTTTCGTTTAGTTTAATTTTCATTTTTTTTTATGTTTATTTATTAATTAATCCCAAAAACATCTAACTGATAAACCTGCATTTTGGTCAAATATGTTATAGTAAGTACCATTGTCGTTATAATATATTCCTTCACTTCTCGCATCTGTACCCCCAGCACTACCAGCTACCCAGTATTCACTAGCTTCGCCAATACTTTCACCACTACCACCAAATGTACCATTTGCTTGTCTTACTCCACCCGGTACTGCTGTAAATCCTGATGAATTAGTAGCTCCAGTATTAGGTGCTAACCAATGTGCAGTTCCTGCCTCTTTTAAAGCTCCACCATCATTAGATACAGTAGTAAATAAATAATTAAATTGACCTTCATTAGGAACAATCCATCCAAAATCATTATCAGGCTTTAAACCTCTAATATCAGCTACTGCAAACCAATTATATAATCTGCCATATATTGGTTCAGTTGATGGATCATTGTTATAATAACACCAAGCCCCAGTACTTAATGCTGCCCATGCTGTAGGATCACTTACTTCAGGTATTGCATCACCATTAGCATAAGTGGTAACACTTAGATTTTTTGTCATCCAATTGTAACCACCAATATTTACAGATGATGTTGAACTATTATAAATACTTAATGAAGGTGTGCCATAAGGCTGAATACTACCGGTAAAAGTACCAATACTATCAAATGAATAAGTAGAACTTAACTCAGATAAAAATCCCGTTCCACTTTCTATTTCATCTCCTGTTACTGGTGTCTCAGGTGCTATCTTCCATCCTATGGTTTGCTCAGCTCTTAATAAAAATCTCAAATCAGTACCACTGATTCTACCACTATCAGGATCTTGCAAATGCTGACCTTCAAAAGCATAGGATAACTCCAATGTACCCGGACTTTTATCAGGTCCACATGCTGAAGCTGCATCAACAACAGTTATACTATCTGATTTACTAACGGAAGTAAGGCATACAACTATATCGTATGCCGTACCTCCATTTGAATCAATAAAAAGTAGCATGTTGCCACCTTGTACTTTATGTTCAGCCATTTTTTATTATTAAGCTTGTACAGATAATGTTGGTGTTCCTTGAGGCTGTATAGAACCAGTAAATGTACCAACTGAATCAAATGCGTATGTGCTACTTAATTCTGATAAAAATCCTGTTCCACTTTCAATCTCATCTCCTGTTACTGGTGTTTCAGGTGCTATCTTCCAACCAATTATAGTTTTACCTCTCAACAATGTACGTAAATCAGTACCACTGATTCTACCTGTTGTTGGATCTTGTAAATGCTGACCTTCAAAAGAGTATGATAACTCTAATGTGCCTGGACTTTTATCCGGGCCACATGCTGAAGCTGCATCAACTACAGTTACTGAATCAGCTTTACCTACTGAAGTCAAACAAACTACAGTATCGTATGCCGTACCACCTGCAGGATCAATGAATAATAACATTGTACCACCTGCTACTTTGTGTTCTGCCATTTTATTTAAATTTTAATTTGTTATGAAATTACGAAAATATCTTGTTTAAATATCAATATTCT